AGTTGTAAGCTGGTTTGAGGTGTCGACGAAAGTGATAGTGTCAGACGTGGACGACGACAAGTAGTCTGCGCTACCGCCCGGTTGCTGCAAAATACCGTTACGCCAGACTAGGATTTTTTCGTCGTCAGTGTGGACGAACGAAACCAGTGTAGTCGAGCCAGATATTTCGTTATCGACACGACGGAAGTTCGTGACCGACTGCGCTCGGATTGAGTACACGCTGACCTTGTCGCCAAGGGCTACGGCTGGGCTAGTAGTCGCAAGAGTTATCGTGTTGGCGGTGGTGTCGTAGCTGTACTGCGCTGCCGTGCTTGCTGTAGTCGTGTCGTGCAGAAGCAAGCCGTTTCGGTAGACCACAATGTTCTCTGTGGAAGGGTCAAACGAATAGCCAATGACGCTATTGGCTGCGCCGACTGTGCCTGTCGCTGTCGCGCCCGACCCGCTGCCGCCAGTGATGGTGACGGTTGGGGCTGCTGTGTATCCAGAGCCAGCGTTCGTAATTGTGATTGCTGTGACTGCATCGGCTGTCAGTGTCGCGGTTGCGGTTGCTGTTGTCCCTGTCGTCTCCTGTGGCGCAGATATTGTTACTGTCGGCACAGTCGCGTAGTTCGCACCGCCTGCCGTTACGGTAAGTGTAGCGATTGGGCCACCGACTAACACGTCAGCGCGGTTAAAGAAAAACGGTCCTTCGACGTTGCCGACTGATGCGCCTGCTGTGCCTCTGAAAGTCGAGACGTCTGCGATTGTGACCCAGCCAGTTTCCGCGCCAGAGTATTGGCCAATGCGATATTGGATGCCTGCGGTGGCGTCGAGGCGCATTTGGATCGGGCCGTCAAACACGCCTTCCTCGTTGAAGATAGTCGCCATCAACTCGGCTAGGGTCTTGTCTCCTAGCTCGGATGTATTGAGGTAACGAATGACGTTCTCAAAATCCGTGTGGATGTTCCCACTGTTGACATAATTCTGTGGGTGCTGCTGTCTTAGTCGTGCCATTGTCTAGCTCCTTACTGTGACTGCGAAGCCGATTATTTTCAGCAGCCCTTTGCCTTTTGTGGTGAAACGGAATTGAACGCCCCTATATCTGTGTTCAAACTTGCGCTCGTACTGCCTGTTAAGCGGCACGTCTGGGAACTTGTTCTCTGCGCCGTCGCCTTCGATAAGAAACTGCATGGCAGAGAGGTAGCGGCCTCGCTCGTCAAATGCTTCAATTTGTAGCTCGCCCTTGCCTGTCGCCTGTAAGATAAAGCTGTAGCTCTCTTTGGTGTCGTTGATCGCACCTTGCCAAAGAATTGGAGTGTCGATCACCATTTCAGGGCTGTGGGTTACCAAGTCTTCTACGTTGCTTCTGTTCCAAATGCCGCCGGGTGTGCCGACTATTGTAACGCCACCAAGCTGCCTGCCGCATGATGCGTTAAGAAACTCGCCCGTCGACCATTTGCTTTCGCCGCCCTTCATAGGATTGAGGGACAGGGTTAGCCGCTTGGTGATCTGTTCTGAGTACGGGAAGAAAACGTGGTACTGGCCTTCGTCTTGATCGAATAATGCGCTGATAGTTTCGTGGTCATCTACGTTGCTCAACAGGTCGCGGTACGTCAGGTCGATCTTGTTTGACATAGGCACTGTATAGAGTGTTGCGCCGTTTGTTTCTGAGCGACGTAATGCGTGTACGCCGTCGCGTGAACAAAACATTAAGTCTGAGCCAGCGTTTTTAATTGTGTTGTGGCTGATGCAGCCGACGTTGACATTCATTTTGTCTACGATTTGCCAAAGCGTGTAGTCGGGATGAAGGTCATATGCCACGGTTTTGTCGTTGGTAAACACAGCTAGTCGCGTGCTTTCAAAAACACCCAGACCTTTGATTTCGTCTGCCGTGCCGATGATGTTTGCCAAGTCTATGTCTGCTGCTTTTAAAACAGACGAAGACGCCGCGTCCTCATCAGCAGTAAAGATCGCTTCGTTGTCTACACGACTAAAGTCTACGATTGTGCGCTTACCGGGCATACCGGCGATGGCTAGTCTTCTCTGGATCGACACAATAAAAGCAGGGCGTGGGTCACTGTTAGCTGTGATGTCAGACCACTTAAAACCGTCGTACTGGTACATGCCGTAGTCGCGGCTGGCAAACACTACGTTGTTGTTAAAGTTGGTCGACGTTACTGGAGCCGCGTGCGGATAAACTTCTGGCTTAATGTGGCCACGTTCTGATTTTAAAGATGTGCCGCCACCATCTATTTGCGCCCAAACAGCTAAGTCTCGCCCAAAAAAGTTCAGGTGCTTAATGTACTTGTTAGTCTCCGCTCGGCTGATTGCGCCGGGGTCACGGATCATCGTGCCGCGCCAGTCTGCGTAGCCGTCTTGCATCCGAAACATGTGCTGTTTCTTGCCAGTGTCGAGTGCACCGATGTCACGCGATGCGTCGATACCTTGAAAGTCTTCGTAAGGATAAACCTTAATCTTTACGCCAGATGGTGCATAAGTCGTAGACAACCTCTATCTCCCCATGTCGTAAGATTGAGAGCCTGTCGGCTTCTGTGCGCGATCCCACGGGCTGACTTCGATTTTGCCAGAGCCATACTTGCGGTGGTACAACACGCGGTTCATCATTTTAAAATACATCGGGCCGTAGGCTTCGATCTTGTTCGACTGCTGTTGTACCGCGTAGTGGTACAGCAAGCCGCTAACCATGATGTTGTCAGGGATCGGCATGACCTCGGAGGGGTGAGTGTAATAGTTTATTTCTGGGTTGTCGAAGTAAGGATGACCACGCAAGTCTTCGATGACGAGATTGGCAAACTCGACGAACATCATCATCACTTCGCCATCGACTGTACCGGGGTGCATGTCTCCGTAGCGGCGAAGGGACTGCATGACCAAGGCTTCTAGGTTGGAGTATGGCGAGTTGAGGTGCGGGTTGTTGCCAGAGAAACGGTTACGCTTCTCGCGCCCCTGCGCGTCTTCACGCCATGCGACGTCTGCCGTTTTGGTTGTAGTCGCGTCGATAGACTGACGTAGGTCTACCGCACCAACGACCGACTTGCCGTCTTCGTCAGTGTGACGAGGCTCGTCGTTCGCAGGCAGTGTGCCTGTGATGGTCGCGCTGTCGTAAGAGCGGTAGGTTGCCATTAGTCTTCATCCCTTATTATGCGGCCTTGCACGAAAAACTCGTGCATCTCAAAACGCTCTGAGAGCCGAGACGGAACATTCCACGTTAGGTATTCACGATCAGCGCACCACTGAGAACGCATCTCTTCTCCAACCACAGTGATAGAAATTGGCTGAATTTCTTCATTGCGTGAAATGTACAAAATTGTTTCGGGGCGACGTCGGGATGCGGCTCCGACCTCTTTCGCTTTTTTTGTTATGACCTTTGATTTGGCCGCTTGCTTTTTGTTTGCTGTCGACATGTCTTCTCCAAGAGAAAGGGGCTGCAATTTCTTACAGCCCCATCCTACAAGGTTTTTAAGATTGGTTCGTCCTCACTTCTTAAGTGACGGCTGTCCAATTCTTAATGCGGTGATGTACCTTTGACTGAAGCATTTCTAGGCCACAGTCTGTCATGTACATATGCTTCACGCCGTCGAAGTCTGGCGCTTGGATGTCACGGATAAGCTGAGTGTCACGACCCTGCATACAGCGATACTTAATTTCGCTCATATCCAGAATGATCATCTCTTTATCCATAGTCGGAACCTGACGGAACATGGGGTGCATGTAGACCAGCAAGTCGCCAGCGTAGGTGGTGTAACGCGAAAGCGATACGCCGTAGGCGTTGTCGATCTGAGTTGGTTGCCAGCGGTTCTTGCCAATTTCCATAAGGTTGGAAATCACGCGAGCGCCACAGAACGCGACCTTCTCATTGCCACCATATGCAAAGATGTTTTCGATCAATAGGCGATCAAACTCTTTCTCAGTGATGATGTTGTTAGTCGCACCGTAGGACGCGCCATCGGTCACGCCAGTGATGCTGTTACGCAGACCACCTGTGAAACGAAGAGGCGATGCAGTAGTGCCGTTTACCTCGGCACGCTTCCCGAAGAACATGGCCCGTTCGATGTCGGACATGT